AAGTAATAATCCCTCAGGGTTTAGTAGCCCTAGCCCTGGGGGAGCTTTTTTAAGAGAGGAATACAATGGCAGCCACCTACGTGACGAAAGCTGAATTGCGCAGTAATTTAGGCATAGGCACTTTGTATACCGATGCAGTAGTAGAAGAAGTCTGCCAAACAGCACAAGATTTATTAAATCAATATTTATGGTTTAATGATGCACCAGTAGTGGCGGCTGGATTACAAAACAATGTAGCCACATTAGTATTAGCAAACCCAGGCATATACGTAGTTGGTCAAACAATAAGCGTAGAAGGCTGTGGCAGTATCTATGGTGGCCAGCATGTAATTACTGGCACAATACCTGGATCAAATATACCTGTATCTATAGCAAACACATTTTATAACTTTTTTTATAATTACTCATGGCCTAATGGCTATTCATTTATTCAGTTTACTAAAGTACATGCAAACGACCCATTTCATAGAATCCTTCCGTATGGCAAAGCAAGTGGCCAAGATACTAAAGAAGATGATTATGCTGTGATCCCAGCAATTAGAGAAGCTGCAATGATACTAGCTGTCGATATATGGCAAGCTAGACAGGTATCTCAAACTGGGGGCGTAGGCATGGATGGGATAACTGCAAGTCCTTATCGGATGGGCTTCCAGCTCGTAAATCGTGTAAGAGGCCTCATCCAGCCTTACGCCGCACCATCAACATTGGTGGGCTAATGGCCGCCGTAACAACACTTCGAGGCACACTTGCAACAGCCTTAGCAAACGCTGGCGTATGGAGTACATTTAGTTTTCCACCAGCTACATTATTGGCTAACAGCGTAGTTATCACACCTGGCGATCCGTATTTAGTGCCAAGCAATAATACTCAAATAACATTATCGCCATTGGCTAATTTTAGAATTCTTATGGCAGTACCAGCATTTGATAATCAAGGCAACCTAAAAGGCATGGAAGATTTTATCGTAGCAGTAGTAACTAAATTGGCAGGATCATCTTTAGTTATGAATATAACAAGCGTTTCCGCTCCAGCTATTACAAGTGCGGCGAGTGGAGATTTACTAACATCAGAAATAACAGTATCCATACTAACGAGCTGGAGTTAAAATGAGCAGAGAAGAAGATTTAGCCTTCTTAATCAAGACAGGCCAAATAAAGGAAGAACCAAAAGGCAAGGCAACAACCAACAAGAATGACGAGGAGTAACAATGGCAATATACTTAAATAACAACGTCGGCGTTAAGTTGGCTACCAACGCTGCGCCTACTACACCATCTATTGATATCAGCGCATACGTAACAAGCGCAGTAATCAACAAGGTCGTAGATGAGTTAGAAATTACAGCTATGGGTGATACATCACACAAGTACGTGGCTGGATTAGAAAACTCAACATTTACTATTGACTTTAACAATGAATGGGCAGCAAGCCAGGTTATGCAAACCCTAAATGATGCATTTGGTAAGACCATTTCAGTATCAGTAATCACTGTTAAAGGCACTACAGTGTCAGCTGCTAATCCAACCTATCAATTCTCAATATTGGTAAATAACCTAACCCCACTGGGTCAGGGTGGCGTGGCTGAAATTGCTACATCTTCAATGACATTTACAGTAAACTCCGTGGTAACAGTATCGCCTACAGTGGCGTTCTAATTAAGGAGTAATAATGGCAAAGCTAAAGATAACAAGGGCTAATGGTGAAGTATCTGAGCACAAGATAACACCAGGTGTCGAGTACGCTTTCGAATTGAAGTACGGCGCTGGAATTTCTAAAGTCCTACGTGAGCACGAAAGGCAGACCGAAATCTTTTGGTTAGCATACGAATGCTTGCGTAGGTCTGGCGCACAGATACCTTTATGGGGTACTGAGTTTATCGACACGTTAGAAACTGTTGAGGTTTTAGACGAAGAAAAAAAATAACTAGGCGTGACTCTTTAGTTTATAATATCGCTGCTTTAAGCGTTGAAACTGGGATAGCGCCAAGTGAGTTCATTAATATGGATTCAGAGTTATTGAATGCAATAATCCAAGTTTTGAATGATAGAGCTAGAGAGGTCAGAAATGCCAGTAGAAGTCGTAGGCGTTAAAGACGTTATCAATGGCTTAACCTTTATTGATGAGGACATGTATAGGCGTGTTAAAGCAGCCGTAGAGCCTGTTATGAAGGGCGTAGAAGCTAAGGCTAAAGGTTTTGTAGTAAGTAACAATGAAGTGTTGTCTGGCTGGTCTAAACCAATATCATCTACTGTCGATTATCGCCCATTCCCTAAATATGATGCATCAACAGTGCGCGGTGGTATTGGATTCAAAGAAGGTCAAAACCGCAGATTTAATAATGGTTATACAGTAGAAAGTTATGTTTACAATATAAGCGCTGCTGGTCGTATCTATGAAACCGCAGGTAGATTAAACCCACAAGGTAGAGCGCCATTTACTTCTGTTGCAGAAGGTGGCGGCACTATGGCATTTAAGCAATCAGGTAGCAGAAAGAATAGAAGTAGATCTACAGCTGCATATAATTCTAATAACCCATTTGCTGGATATCAGTTTGTTACTGATCTACCAACCCTTACATCTCAGCCTAAAGTTAAAGGCGCTAGGGGTGGTGGTCGTAAGACTAAAGGTCGTTTGATTTACAAAGCATGGGCACAGGATAGCGGTGATATCTATGGCGTAATTGTAAAGGCTATCAATGCTACAGCTACCCATTTTAATAAAACTACAGAGAAGAAGGTTGCATAATGGCCAATATAGTCGTATCGGCACTCAGCACCTTTAATAACAAGGGGCTTAAAAAAGGCAAGAAAGAAATCAGTGCATTTGAAAAGCAAGTTAAAGCCTTTGGTAAAACCTTTGCCGCAGCATTCTCAGTAACAGCATTAACTAGATTTAGTAAAGAAGCAGTAAGAGCGTTTGCAGCTGATGAAAAGGCAGCCAAGTCTTTAGAGATTCAATTAAGAAACACTGGCTACCAGTTCAGTGCGCCTGGAGTTGAGTTATACATAAACAACCTACAGAGGGCTACTGGCGTATTAGATGATGAATTACGTCCAGCATTCCAGCAATTACTGACAGTAACTGGGTCAATTACTAAGAGCCAAGATGCATTAACTACGGCTATGGATGTATCGGCTGCTACAGGTAGATCATTAACACAAGTTACTACAGCCTTATCACGTGCCTACGCTGGCAACACTACAGGTCTTAGCAGATTAGGTGCTGGCCTAGATAAAGCCTTATTAAAGGCTGGCGACATGGATGCAATTATGGCTGAACTTAATAATAAGTTCTCAGGCCAAGCAGCAGCTAGATTAGATACCTATGCTGGAAAGATGGATCTATTAAGAGTTGCAACGCAAAACGCCCAGGAAATAATCGGTAAAGGTTTATTAGATGCATTATCTCAATTAGGCAAAGATAACAGTATTGAAAATGTAACTAACAATATGGAAGATTTTGCTACTGCCACAAGTGAAGTATTGGTAGGACTAGGCAAGGTCGTAGGTAGATTAAAAGAAATTACAAATATACCTGGCATGGATGGTTCATTTCTAAGAAACATACCTGGCATTGGTGCAGTGTTAAGAGCCACAGAAGCATTAAGGGGTGCAGGTCGCCAAGAAGTAGATCGTGGTGGCCAAGAAAGAAGTTCTACTAGAATTTTGTCTGCACAAAGAAGGCAAGAAGCTAAAAATATAAAAGAAGTTAATAGATTACGCTCACAAGAAATTAGCAAGTTAAAAGAAAAAAGCGCAGTAGACCAACTTAAAGACAAGTTTGATATTGAGCGCATTGGCATAACCAAAGCACTAAATGAAGCGACAGATTATGAAACTAAATTACGCTTAAGAGCACAGTTAGCCATATTAGATAATAATGAGGTAATGGCTAAAAAAGTATTAGCCGAAATGGAAGGAATTGAAGGACAAAAAAAATTAACAAGCGCTACAAACTTAACTATCGAATACTTTGCAAAATTAGCACAAGCGTTAGTAGGTACCGCAAATTATCTAAATATGACCTATCAACAAATTTTAAATGAAAGATTGAGAGAATCAGGCAACATTGGCTTAAGTCCAATTATATCAAGTGGCCCTTCTGTTAAATATACAGGATTGCCAGAAAGTTATTTCCAAAATTTGGGAACAAAATTAGAAGGTTCGACTAATTATGCTGGCATGACCGCAGCCGAGATATCTATGGAAAGACTTAGAGAATCTGGAAATATAGCCCCTAGAGTAAACATAACTGTAGATGCAGCACAAAGCGGCGATAGATTCTCTCAATTAATAGCGGAGATGATTCAATCTGCTACACGAAGCGGATTTAGTACATCCGCAGCTGGACAGTTGCCATAATGACAGTACCAGTAATAAATGCTGTAATTAACTTTAGCACTGGCCCTAGTTTTGCCCAGGCCATGATTTTAGATATAGGCATATTAGACACAAACGTATTGGCAGATTCAGCAGCTGTAATTGTAGACGTATCTAATCAAGTAAATAGAATAGAAACCAATAGAGGCCGTACTGCACTTAGTGATGAATTTCAAACAGGCTCGCTTACCCTACGCATTGTAGATCAAAATGGTGATTTTAACCCACAGAATGTATCAGGGCCTTATTATAACTTATTAACTCCTATGAAGAAGGTGCAGATTACTGCTACTTATGGCTCAGTAACTTATCCTATATTCGCAGGATATATTACAAGTTATGTTACAACTTACCCACAAGAATCCGAAGATGTGGCAACAACTACCATACAAGCTGTAGATGCTTTTAGATTAGCCCAGTTAGCACAAATAAGCACAGTGGCTGGTACTAGCGCTGGCCAATTATCAGGTGCACGTGTTAACGATATATTAGATGAAATTTCATGGCCAACATCCCAGCGTGATATTGATGCAGGTCTTACTACATTACAGGCAGATCCAGGTACTGACCGCACAGCATTGCAAGCATTATTTACAGTAGCCAATTCTGAATATGGTGCTATTTATGTTGATGCCGACAATAATTTTGTATTTCAAGATAGAGGGGTAACCGCTGGATCTATTGGTGGCACACCTACAGTGTTTGCAGATGATGGATCTGGTATATCTTACTTTGATGCAACCTGGGTACTAAATGACGTATTAATATTTAATAAAGCTACTATTACTAGAGCTGGCGGTAGCCCGCAGGTAGCCCTAAATCAAGCCAGCATAGATAAATATTTTTTGCATAGTTACTTTTTAGATAACCTATTAATGCAATCAGATACCGTAGCCCTAGATTATGCTCAGGCCTATATTGCCTCTAGGCAAGAAACCTCTATCCGTGTGGATGCCATAGTTTTAGACCTATATACACCTAATTACAATTCAGGCATAGTAGCGGCCTTAGACCTGGATTTTTTTGATCCAATTACAGTTAAGACTACCCAGCCTGGTGGATCAATTTTAGAAAAAACTTTACAGATTTTTGGGGTAAGGATGAATATAACCCCGAATAGTTGGAAAACCACGTTCACGACACTAGAGCCAGTTATAGACGCTTTTATCCTAAATAATAGCATTTATGGCACTTTAGACTATAATGTCCTAAGTTACTAAGGAGCAGAGATGGCAGCAGGTTTAGGGTTTAAGGATTTTGTTACAGGCGAGGTATTAACCGCAGCCGATGTAGATGGCTATTTAATGCAAGGCGTGTGGGTCTTTGCTGATGCCGCAGCTCGCACAGCTGCCGTACCATCACCACAAGAAGGTAACATGTCTTTCTTAAAAGACACTAACTCAACTGAGTATTATTCTGGAAGCGCATGGGTAGCAGTTGGTGGCTCAGTACCTGAGTCATATGGATTATCTGCTGGAAAAAATGTTTTAATAAATGGTGCTATGGAAAATTGGCAAAGAGGAACAAGTAGTACAAGCACTTCGGTTTATTTAGCAGATCGTTGGTATCAATCTATTGAAGGTTCAACTGCTGCAACAGTATCTCAATCAACTTCAAATATCCCATCAGATTTTAGATATTCAATGAGGATGCAAAGAACTGCAGGAAATACTGGTACTGGCGGAATTGGAATTGGTCAATCATTAGAAACAACAGCCTCAATTCCATTACAAGGAGAAACAGTTGTTTTATCTTTTTATCTTAGAGCAGGTGCTAATTTTTCTGCTTCAGGTTCAACAGTTAATACTCGCATTTTTACAGGTACTGGAACTGATCAATCTCAGGCTACCGCTTATGGTTCTTGGACTGGTTATGCTGAAACTTCAGGAACAGCAACTGCAACAACAAGTTGGGCTAGATATTCAGTAACAGCAACAATTCCTGCTTCAGCCACTCAAGTTGGAGTTCGTATTTTTTGGACTCCCTCTGGTACTGCTGGTGCAGATGATTCACTTTATATTACTGGTATTCAATTGGAATTAGGTTCAACTGCAACAAGATTTAGCAGGGCAGGTGGCACACTTCAAGGCGAGTTAGCCGCTTGTTTAAGATATTACTGGAGAAATACAGCAAATGGTGTTTACACTCCGTTAAGTGGTGTTGGCGTTTTTGCGTCAAGTACATCTTTTAGACCAACAATAAGTTATCCAGTAACAATGCGAACTACACCGAGTGTCGCTGTGTCAGCAGCAAACCAAATACTTGCAACCACTGGTTCAAATAATTTTACTGCTTCAGCAGTAGCAATATCGGACACTGCTAATACATCTAACGCAAACTTAGCAATAACTGTTTCAGGTGCTACTACTGGACAAGCAGGAGTTTTATATTCAAACAACAACGCATCAGCCTACATAGAGTTTAGTTCGGAGTTATAATGGAACAAACAATTTACGAAGTACTTACATTTGGTACAGAGCCAATGATAACCAATGTTATACAAAGAACAGACCCAGACGGAAAAATATGGTCTATTCCGATTGACCCAGCCAACTCAGATTATCAGGCATATTTAAAATCTTTAGAAGATAACGAAGAATAATGAAACCCTGGCTGTGTGCAGCTGGTGTCCAGTTAAGAGATCAAATTGATACCTGGTTTGCAGATCGCCGCACTTCCAGTGATGGGTGGATTGGCGATGCTCGTCATTCCGCCAGCAAATCGGATCATAATCCAGACAAATCTGGGGTCGTCCGAGCCATTGATATTGATTCTCGTTTGGATTCATCCGAGCAGCTCTCGATATATTTGGCTGACCAGATCAGAGTCTGTGCTAAAACCGATAAGCGCATATCTTACGTAATCCATAATGGCTTTATAGCTTCAAAGATTATGGGATTTAAGTGGCGCAGATACCGGGGTATTAACCCACATAAGAAGCACATACACATTAGTTTTACAAAGTTAGGCGATAAAGATCCTAAGCCGTTCGATATACCACTACTAGGGGGCAAAATATGAAAATAACCAAAAAGCAAAAAGCAATACTAAAATCTTACGCACGTGGGGTATTAGTATCTTTCTTAACATTTTTAGCAAGTAATGAATTAGGTTTAGATCCAGCACTGTCTGTAGTAGTTGCAGCATTAGCTGGTCCAGCAGCTAGGGCTTTAGACAAATCCGATACAGCTTATG